CATTTTTTCACCTATATCTATCCATTTTACATTGTCATCTGACATACATTCTCCTTTTAAATTTATTTACAAATACATCCATAAAAATAACCAGTGCCATCATTCATAATGTGTGAATTCCATCCTTCATGGTATGTAGTAAGTTTTAAACGTAGTATGTCGCAAAGATCAAAACAATCTACACCACCAATAATTTTTATATCTTCTAACATTTGTTTTGTTACAGGCACTAAACTATACAATCCATCATTTAATATTATTAAGTCCATAAGTAAAAGGGGTGGTAGTTAACTAACAGCAAGGGAGCTAAAAAAAACGACCACCCCATCTATTACAGATTAAGCCTGTTTAGGCTTTCTCTCTTGTAATTTATGAACAACTTTTCCATCATCTTTGGTGTTTATCCATTCAGTAAGATTTAAGGTATCACCTTTTCTCATATCTTTACTAAGTTTGAATGAACCCCAAAACTTCTCAGGGTTTTCATTATCTCTGTTTAGATAACCTTCACCTTCTTTTAATTCAAATGCCATAGTTTAACTCCTTTTTTGTTTTAGTATTTGATTTTTTAATGCGTTAAATGTTATAAATTGATCTGTCTTGGTGAACGCATCCCAACCCATAGACTGATGTATCTCAGTTTTAAGATTTTCCATTTCACTTCTTAAAACTGTAGAATCTTTTTTTTCTTTATTGTTTTTAATTTTATCTAGTGCTGTTTCAATATAAAGATCGTCTATATTTTTTTTCTTTTTTATAATATGAAGTTTAGGAACAGGATCATTTGTTTCTATTATTAATGGTTCAGCAGGAAAACCATCCTCACTATCAATAGCTTCTTCTTGGTCATCTTCTAAACCTGTTCTTAAATTCAAAGCATTTAAAAAAGCATACTTTCTAGCATAAGACATAGCATTACCTGATCCATACTTATCAGCTTTTGCAATAGCATGAGTTTCTATTTCAATAAAATCTTTGCTATCAATGTCTATAATTTTCATTGTGCAAGTAGTACAAACAAAACCATCTTGAATAAAAAAGTTTTTATAACTACAAACAGAATATAACCCTTCATCACTTAATGCTTTTGTAGATACTTTTTGTACTGCGTCATGGGATAATGGGTTGAAGTGCATACCATTTTTTTTATCATCTTTTTTTACAAACTTACCTTGTGCGTTTGCTAATTTTTTATATATATTACTTGTCATTTTTTACCTTTCTTTTTTTTGGTTTTGCATTTAAAGATTTAATCATCTTATCTTTAAAAGCTATTTCATCTTTTAATAGTTTTATTTTTTCTTCGTATTCTTTTTTAATTTCTTTTATTTCTTCTTCTCTATCTAATAACTTTTGACTGTAAGTTTTTAATTCTTTCTTTTGATTTCTTGTTTCAGTTTGATACTGAGCCAACTTAATTAATATTGCGTCTGTCATTTTCCTTCCTATAGTTTTTCATAAAAGTCCTCCAATCTTTGCATATCTTCTTCATCATAATTTTCTAGCATGAAGTTAGATTTAAAGTTTCTAATTTCAGACCAATCCACATCAATTAAACAAGCTAATTTTTTTATACTACCATTAGCTGCTCTCAATAGTTCTTGTCTTTTTATGTTTATTTGTATGAATTTTCTAAAAAAATATTGAAGTCCTTCAGGGGTCAACTCCCAACAATTATCAGATGTAAAGGTTGTGCTGCCACCATCTGATACATAAACTAAATAAGGTTTGTATTCATAGTTATAATGTTTTGAATATACTGCTGTTTGTATGCAGTGGGTAAATTGAGGTTGTTTTATTGGCTGCGATTTAGAATACACCCAATCCCCTATTCTATTTACATTACTATCTTTTCTATTAATTTTTAATGGTGAGTTTCTGGCATTCCCAAATCTATTTTTATGTTCTGTAATCTTTTTTTCATTATGATTTACACAATCTATATAACCTTCTGTTGCTAGGTTTAATGTTTGACCCATGTATTTATCATCATACCAATCAGATAAAGGTTCTTCTACTTTCCATCCTGAAAAATTATCTGACAATTCATCAATACACATTAAATGTCTTTCAACATAACCTTTTATATTTCTTAATATAAATTGTGCTTTGATGTTATTCCTTTCGCCAAAGTCAAAATTACTTATAAAAGTTTTAAAATGTAATTCTACATCTTTAATCTCTGCCTGACCTATTAATATTTGTTGAAACCATTCATGAACAAATTTACCAGCTTCAAAACTAATTGATGGTTTTTCAGGTTTAAAATTTAGATGTGGTGATAGATGATATTTAATAAACCAAATAGAATTTTGTAAAGCTGTTTGACTTGGGGATGTTGTGGCTTTATTAAAATCACCATTTGTCCATGCTAAATCTGTAAATCTTTCTTTCATTGATAGTTTATTTACAAATTATTTACAATTAAGTCAATACTTTTATTTGATTTATTTTAAAAATAATGTACTAAGTTTTAATGAATGTAGAAAAGGTTCATCTAAATTGGGAAGAAATATTATCAGGTTCATTAACTGGGATTGTCAGAGAAGTGGAAAGTTTAAGACAGAATATTGAGTGGGGTCATGGTGCTAACTTTGATCGTTATCAGAAGTGGGGAAAAACAATATCTGGTTCGCTATGTGAAATGGCTCTTTCTAAGATAATGAAATCTTATTTTTCTCATAGTGTTAACAATTTCTATGGTAAAGACTTAATCATAAATGACAAGCCAGTTCAAGTGCGATCTCAGTTGTATTCTAAAATAAATAAATCGCTTATAATTAGAAAAGGTTTTAAAGCTGAAGATTATTACTTTTATGTGGCTGATGATACCCCAACCTTTTATTTCTATGGCTACATTCAAGCCAAAGATTGTCAGAAATGTGGCAGATGGACAAACTTCAACAAAGAAGATAGACCTTATGTTTGGTCTATTCCAACAGATAAATTAAAACCAATATCGGAGTTTATAAATGAGTGATATTAAATGTGCATTGTTAAAACCTTTTGGATCAACAATATTAAAATCAGAATTACCTGATGATTTGATAAAAGAATTTTCAGATGATTTAAATACAATCAGATCATCCCCAGAAAAAATAGAAGGTCATAAGTTTGGTCATAAATTGGCTGGTAATTTATACAAAGAATTATTGGTCAGTCATCCTGTCATGTTAAAATGGAAGCAGAAATATTTTGACACATTAATTGTTCATTATGCTACATCCCATTATAAACAAAAAAAGGTTAAGCAAATTATTATTACAGCTTCTTGGCATAACATACAAAAGTCAGGGGATTTCAACCCATGCCATACCCACACACATTTTCAGGATAGACATCTATCCCCAGACATTTCAACTGTAGGTTATATTAAACTACCAAAGTCTATGGTAGATTATAAACATTCTAAGAAACATCATGCTGTTGGTGGACACATTGAATTTGTTGAAGGTACTGAGGATATGTTCACAAACGCAAACTATCTGATACAACCTATGGTTAAAGATTTTTATATATTCCCTTCATCTTTACGTCATGCTGTATATCCATTCTATTCGGACAATGAAACAGATGAGAGAATATCCTTTAGTTTCAATGCCAAAATAATATTTGATGAGTAATACTGAGCCATTCTTAAAAGTACCCCATTCTTTGATAGACAATGAGGTTCTAACCTCTGTTGAAAAATGCCTCTATATGCTTCTGACAAGGCTCAGGACTGCGAAAAGGGGGTGTGTGCCTTCCTATGCCTACCTAAAACAAAAACTCAAAATAAAGGACAAGAGAACCATCCTGAAGGCTTTGGACAGACTACAACTATTCGGATATATTACATGGGAAAATAGGGGTAAGGATAAAACTAATAAATATTATTTTAGAGGGGATGAGAACTTTCAATATATTTTAAGTAACAATATTAAATTAAGAAAGATTATGTCTGCTAAACATAAACAAATATATGTGGATAAAGTTAGGAAGAAGTTTGTGGAAAAGAAGGGGATAAAATTAGTCAGGTAGTACATTTTTTGTACTGATAGGGGTACATTAAATGTACCTAAATAAAGATATATTATATAGATATAACTAGTTAGTAAGTATGAATAAGAAATACGTTCCAATTGAAACAATCAAGTATGAATTAAGTAAAATTAGAAAGTCTTCTAATTTTCAATACAGACAAGCTATAGATAGAAATCGTAAAAATCAGGTTAAGCACCCCCCCTTGATAGACCTTCTTAGATTTCTACAAAATAGAAATACACCTGAACCAATTATAGATGAGATAGTGAAGGAATACTGGTCGGAAGTTGAAAAGGATAATAAGTTTGAAAAAGTAATTGCGAACAAGCTCAAGATAAAGTATGCTAAGTAAGTTAACATACAATATCTAGGTATCTTTCGGATATGGGGGTTAATTCTTATACCTTTCTTTCTACAACCCCCTATCCTCCTCAAATTTTCTTCCTTTCTTTATATTCCAAAGTGTTCTTGCATAGTTAAGTCTTTGTTGTTTTGTTATTATCTTCTCTGGAATTAGTCTTAATGCTTTGTTGTTTATCTTTGAGATACTTTTCATATCTTTTTCTAATCTCATGGTCTTTCTCAAAAGTATTTACCCCACATAATTCTAAATCTAATTTGTATTCTAAATAACCTTTGATCCTTTCTTTCATTCATTTGCATTACAATATTATCATTCCTATTGCAAGACTTGTCAATAGTATTATTAAGATTAGAATTATTCTAATCTTTGTATTCTTAATAGGATGTCCAAAAATAATCATTATATATAATTATATTTTTTATTTATTTTTCTTAACCAATTTAATAAATGTTGCGATCTATCATCAACATTAAATTTTGATGTATGATGTATTTCACAGTCATAATCTGCCTCTGTCCATTTATAAAATATTTTATTTTCCAGGTATAAATATTGATATTTTTTAGTTTTAAGTTTTTGTTTTAATAGTTCCATTTTTACCTTTCATTGTTGTAGTGAGGCAATAACAAGTAAAGCAATCTCAATAATTATTATTGCCTCAATCATTATTCGTCTTTATATTCCCAACTTGTTCTAAAATCCCATTTGCAATCAAATATTCCTATATTCATTAATTTTAAAAAGGAATTTAAATATTTTTTGTATGCTTTTTTACTTGATTTATTTGGAAATGATTTATCAAAAGCAATATTATTAAATGCGTTTTGATGTTTTAAAAAAGCATCAACTGATCTTTTATGTTTATAATCTATTTTTATTTCAGTAGGTTTATCGGATAATCCACCAGTATGCATATCGCCACCAGTAGATATTAATTTTAAGTCAATCATTATTTCCTTTCTTTGTTATCGCTTTCTTTCATTATCATATCAATCAAAGTATCTGAGCTGTAATTTTTTAATAGCTCTTTTAATTGATCTATCGCTTTCTTTTTTTCTTGATACTTTCTATCTTTGTTTTGAGCATCTAAGAAATCTATATTATGCCTTGTTCTATCAGTCATAAATTATTCTTCA